CTTATCAAGATACACCTTCAAAGTTACCCATTGGATACTTGATAAGCATCTCTCGGTAGTTCTCACCGCCAGGCAAAGTCAACTCTTCGTGTGCAGCGCCTTTTTCTATCTCACCATTGCGCCTCATGCTTTCAGCTATCTGGCTAAATCTGTTCCATTGGTTGTTTGCCAAGTCTTGTGCAATATCATCAACGGTCTCATCGTACTCGTCAGCGTTGCGTCTTCCACGACGACCCATCAAGTATTGAGCTTCTTCACGCGCCTCTTGATAGATTAAATCATCAATGATTTCACTATCAGTCACGGGCATGATTGTTTTGTCAATTATTCTAGGATTTGACTTTTGTGACAGATGTCCAAGGAACTGCTCGTGCGTCATCTTGGGCTCGTTCATCAGCGACTCAAGGCCACGCTCTTTGAGTTCAGTGGGCTTGACGCCAGGCAACGCCATCAATTCTTTGAGGAACTCGGAACCAGTTCCTACCTTACGCTTGAGAGCCTTAGCCCCCATGTCCAAGGCTGAATAGAAGGGTCTGCCCTTGCCGATTAACTCATTCATAAGGGGCGCTCCTCTATTTCTAAATGATGTGCGTGAGTGACTTGTCCACCCTTGGCTTTGGTAATGTCTGGTTCATTGACGTCATATGTGCCACGGTTTCCAATGGCTGATTTAATCTGTGTTGGGTGAAACAACGCCAAGTTCTTGACAAGTTTATTTTTATCGTTGTGTTCGGCCACGTACATGGAATCATGGCCAAGGTTTTTGATTGCCTTCATCACATCAGGATTTTCTAGCTCAGCCCAATATCCTTGTGATATGGCATCTTTGACTCCACTCGATAATGGCCTGCCTTTTATCGCTGCATACTCATCGTAAAGATTGTCTAAATGCGCAGGGTTGTCATAATCAAACGGCAACTTGGCTTGCACATGCACTGGCATGATATTTTGACCTTTGGGCTCCAATTCGCCGTAGTTTGTGTAATTGCCAAGATAACTATTGACAAAACTTGGGTCAGGCGAAACAAAGTGAGCCCCACGTTGGCTTGGCTTAAAGTCTTTGAAGTCAGCATTGGTTCCATGGTACATGACCCCCTTCTCATGGCTTCCATGTAAGAACTTAGCTTTGTTCGCCTCACGCTCAGCACGGGTCATCCCCTTGGTTAACGCAAGGCGCATCTGATCCATTGAGGGTTTGGGTTTACTCATTACTCAATTATCCACCGAGGGCTTGAGTTCGTCNACCGACCTTTTCTTTCTCCATCTGATCCAATCCCTCAATTGCTGCACCGCGAGTTGCTCNCCTATGTCCGCTTCAGGCAACACCGTGATGTCGAACCGATTCTCACATATGGTGGTCTTNACCCCATCCATNTGNATCAGCCTTTTGTACGTNGTCTCCGTTTGGGCAAAGTATCCGAAGTCATTGCCCGAATCCATCAGTTCAGTCTCAATCGTCATGTCACACCCCCAGTTCAACTAGTATTCCCTACTGAGAGTAGGGGTTTTGCTTGCTACGTGCGTTGTAGATCTCCGCATCGGTGATGTCCTCTTGCGTGATCTCCTCCCTTGGAGGCGCGTCAATGCTGATCCACCCCGCGTCCCTTAAATACCTCAACCCTTGGCTGATGCAGTCCACGAACTCATCATGCGCTGACTCAGGAAATGAACAGATCTGGCTCACCATGCCCTCCGCCCAATCCCTTACGTATCCTTTCCTCACACTGCTCTCAGGTATCCATACGCGACCAGCCTTGATGATGTTCGCCACAATGGATAGCCTTTGCACCTTATCTGCGCGACCAGGGTTATAAGCCTGAACTGGTATGTGCGCCCTTTGCAAGTCTTGGATCAATGATATGCCTGCGGACTTATCCTCAACCAAGACGAGGTCAACCAACTTCCTGTCTTTCCCTTCTCCATATACGACCTCATACTCTTCGAGAACTTTAGGTCGCAAGTCTGGATACTGTAAGTGTTCTTGCCAACAATCCAAGATGAGTACAGACATCCCCCCATCCAAGGGCTTGAATACTGCCAATGTGATTGATCCCGTTGGATCGTTGTATGTTTTATCTGAGGTGGCGCAATCATAGCTTTGGACGATGTATTCAAGCTTAGGGAAAGCCTTACCATCAGGCCATAGCCTGAACCAATCCCTCTTGACTATTCCACCCTCCTCGGCGTCGATCAGCTCCGCATAGATCTCCTGTCGGCCTAGCTTCATCCCCTCATAGGACATGATCTGCTTCTTGAAGTTTTCCGCCAAGTTGTCGATGTTAGCGTATGTGGATGCACGCGTGATGACAACATCATCCCCTTCGCGCCCTACTAGTTCAACTATTAAGTCTTTAGGTTTAGGAGTTGTTGAGCAAATCAACTTGGTCTTCTTACCCAAGCGCATACCGAACTGTATCTGATCCCACGCTTCCTGAAGGTATTCCCATGCTGCCAACTCATCTAGCCATCCCCCATGGAACTGTGGCCCCCTGAAGCGCTCGGGCTCGGAGGCTGGGATTCCCTTGATGAACGATCCATTGATCAAATGTATCTCATGAAGGCTTGAGTTGTATTTCTCTACTAGTTGAACTGGGATTACATTGAGGAGTCCTGAGTCACCCTCAAAGCATGTTCCCTTCAAGTCACCGCTAGTCGGAGCCGATACAAGCCATCTCGTGTTGGGATTGTTCCATGCCCATGATGCCAACGTCTCAGCCGATGCCCTAGTCTTCCCTGCTCCACGGCCAGCGAGCATCAGCCATATGCTCCACCAATCCCCTGATGGCTCAATCTGATGCTTATGCGCCTTCTCCCTCAGCCATTGATACTGCCATAACCACACGATCTGATCTATGGCGCTGAGCTTGGTGAACTCGGCTTGGGTCTTGGGGTCCATCAGGACCTCGTCAACCAACTCTAGCGTCTGGCTCATTCGGCTTGTCTTGCAAGCTTAATGTTCTCTAGCAGTTGGCCAAACACATTGATGTTGTGCTCGATCACCACAGGCTGAGTATCTGATCCAGTGTGTTCTGTCCTTGCCAGTTTGGGGATGTGATACTCCACTACCGATTGGAACAAATCGAATGCCTTCGCTGGATTCGGTGGTGTGATGTACTCCCCTGTGGGCTCACCCTCCTCATCCAACTTCTGCACTCCATTGGCTACCTGATCGAGCCATCCAGTGAGCCTATGAGCGTTTCCATCCACGAATGTGGCTATGGCCTGTCTTGCGTCAGAAGTCGCCTTATTCGGGCTTCCCAAGGGCCTCCCAGCCCCTTTCTTCGCTGTTCCCATACTACCTCCAATATTTGTAAATTGTTTATTGATACTAAAGTATAACGTAGAACTTTATGATTAGTTTACTACCTATAGTATCTTTGTATTGGCGTAGTGTATCTGATGAATTCTTTTGTGTAAATAAAAAAAGAGGAGCTTCTTTACGGCTCCTCTAAACTCATGGCAACTGCTTCCATGATCTTTCTTTGCAATCTATTCCTCTTGGTCGCTTCTTAGTATTTTATGCTCCGCCCATTTTCTATATGACTTCAGCTCTTCGTTTTCTTTCTTGAGCCGATCTATTGTTCCTTGCATGTGCTTCATTCTACTCATGGCTTGTTCTATCCAGTCTTTGACTTCGTTTGTCATTGCGTGAGTATTTGGCTCTGCCAATTTCTTTGTGGCCATTTACCTTCTCCAAAATACAAAGTCTAGGTACATCACCAATATGGCTATGATATAGAGAACTGTGAGTATTGGTACTCCGCGAAATCTTATTTCGATGTCAGTTTCTTTTTCCATGTCATTGTATCCTTTGCGATGGTATGCGGTTACGGATGGCTTCTGCAAGTTCTTCCTGTTTCCACTCACTTGCTAAGTCTGCGCAAGCCTGTCTCTCGATGAAGATGGCTTGTCTTGTCGTCTCTATTGCGACTTGCATGATCTCGGCTCGTGCGAGCACAAGCGCCTCATCAAACTCTGTCTGCGTGAAGAATGTTTGAGCGCCTGAGCTTTGTAGGAGTTGGCGAGCCAATCCACTCAGTTCTTTCTTTTCTGTCATGCGATTCTCGCTACTTTAGCCTTGCGCATGACAGCTTCATACTCTTTCTTGGCTGCATCATCTAACTTGCGCATGGGCAGCTCTTGATAGTATTTCCATTTGGCTTGGTACTCAGGTTGCTCTGATGGTGGCACCCAACCGTTTGCCCTCCATCTGATTGTGATGTCTGTGCCCGCTGGCGTGTAGATGTATTCTTTTCTCATGCTGTTTCTTTCTTCAAAATGTTTTGCAAAGATTCTAACAACAACTCAGCCTGGTCCCTTGGGATGACGCAAGTTGTGCAACCCTGTTTGTGTGAAACGTATAACCATACGGCTCTTTCATCATCCCATTTGTCGAATGATACGCGTGTTCCGTTTTCGCCTTTTACAATTACTTCTTCCATGATTGCTCCTTTGAGCCCCCGAAGGGGCATTTGGTTTAGATGGTGGGCTTGAAAGTTGTGCGAGTTGTAGACTCTTTGCGGAAAGACTCTAAGTCAGCTTCTGTGATGCCGAACTTGGCGCACAATGCATCCATGTCGATAGAACCTTTGACGGTTGTGGCCTTGATCTCAAGGCCATACATCTCGCCACGGAACTCGCCGAGGCCGAAGTTGACGAGGAGCAAGTCTTTAGAATTTTCCCAAGCTTTCTTGATAGCTTTGTATTCGCGGTCGAGAACTGCGAATGAATCAATAGGATTCTTGAGGGACTCAACTGTTGCAGTTGCTTGGATGGTTGCTTGAACTTCTGTGATCATTTGGAACTCCTTTGTTAAACCTGCTGTAGTGCAGTGATTAGAATTCTAACTGAAAATTAGACTCTTGCAACAATTATTTTAATACCTGACTAATTTGTGGGGTTTTGTAGTGTTGAGACAACGTTTTTGATGGTTTCGTTCAGGGCGTCGAGTTCGTCCATCTTAGCTATAGCCCACGCCCTCTTCTGACCATGCCAACCCATCATGCTCCCTTGGTGGCACGACTTGCAGAGAGCCACTACCGTCCAGTGCAGTCCCTGTTTGATGTGGTGGGCGTCTGATGGGCCATGCTGACCACAGACTGAGCATGGTTGCTCTTTGACCATGCCCACCCACGTCCTTTCTTTTGCGTTCATTTTGCTATTCACTCAGGATTCTCCATGCTGTTGCTGCACAAAGTGGGACTTGTCCGTTTCCAATGGCTTTAAGTCTGTCCACTCTAGAGGCCATCCCATCAGCCACTCTGTCCACGTTGGGTTCAGTTTGCCACCATTGTGCAGACCCGAAACTTGTTCCCCAAGATTTCCTTTGCCTCTGTCTCTCAAAGCGTGTCTTGAATCTTGAGCTTTTGGAGTTCCCCAAACATGAGTAAATCCAGATTCTTTCGCGTCTATGGTTTGCACCAATGTCGGAAGCAGATATAACTCCCCACCTACTGTCATACCCCATTGCGGTAAGGTCTGCAAGGACTCGTTCAAGTCCTCTAGTAACGAGCATTGGACTGTTCTCCACAAATGTGTATTTGGGTCGTATTTCGCCAATAATCCTTGCCATTTCTCGCCACATTCCTGATCGTTCTCCATCAAGTCCATCTCCGTTTCCAGCAACTGAGATGTCTTGACATGGAAAGCCTCCCGATATAACGTCAACAATTCCTCTCCACGGCTTTCCGTCAAAGGTTTGAACGTCATCCCAAATCGGGAAAGGCGGGAGAAGTCCGTCATTTTGTCTTGCTGCAAGTACGCTTGCTGGATAGGGTTCCCATTCGACTGCACAGACGGTTCGCCATCCGAG